TTAGAAATCGCCCATGCCTGACCGGTACTTGACCCGGCCGACGATGTCGATGTGTTCGAGCTGCTCGGGTGCCACGATGAACGGATCGTGCTTCTCCTTGTTGTCGCTGACCACCCGGATTGAGCCGTCGGGCAGGCGGAACAACCGCTTCACCAGCATCTCGCCGCAGTACACCAGCGCGAACACACCGCCGCCCGTGGGGATGCGCCGGTCCGCCTTATCGACGACCACCGTGTCGTCATCAAAGAGGCGCGGCTCCATGCTGTCGCCACGCACCTTCACCGCCACCAGGTGTTTGGGACTGGCGTCCAGCCGGCGGACGTAATCGGCCTGGAACGGCAGGGGTTCCTTCTCTTCAACGTGCCACGTTTCTCGCCCATTGCCGGCTGAAAGCGCCACGTCGACGTGCGTAATCAGGATCGTCGTCTCGGCCGGCAGTTCGTCCAGGCTGTTGTACGTGGTGATGGGGCGTGCGGGAAAGCCTTTGCTGTGCGCCGAAGCGCCAGCGCTCGTGCGTACCACGTCGCCAGCGCTGCCGCCTGCAGCATGCGCGGCGGCATCGGAGAAGGGCGTGTCCATCACACGGTCGGCAAACCCCAGCTTCTTCTCAAGGCGGCGCGCGGCAATGTCGCCGATGCTGCGGCCATCCTGGTAGGTGCGCGAGAGAAACTGTGCCACCTGCGAACGCGAATACCCGTACAGACGCTCGAACGCCGAGCGGTCTCCGTTGACGAGGGTCTGGATCCAGTAGGTCAGCCACTGGCGGCGGTTGTCGTAGATGTCCATGGGTCGCATTAGAGCAAGAAATTTCTAATTTGTGTATTAGAAGTGTCTTGACGCAACAGTTTAGAACAATCTAAACTTCCCTGCATCGACCGGCCTCCCGCTTGCTGGAGGCGCCGCGGCCGATCCGAATCTTGTTCAATCCGCGCGCCACCCCGCGCCGACTGGAGCCTCTTTCCATGACTGTCACCCAAACTTCGATGGATGCTTTTCGACGTGGCCGCACCACGTCCACGGCCAAGCTGCAGTGCGATCGCATTGCCGACTACGTGGCACGCAGCGGCACCGCCACGATTGCCGAAATCGCGCAGGCGCTGCGCATTGAAAAGTCGAGCGTCTCTGCGCGCCGCAGCGAATTGATCGCCGCCAAGCGGCTGGAGTTGGATGAGGAGCGCAAGTGCGGCGTCACAGGCCGCTGGGTGCAATCGGTGCGTGCGGCGCCCGCGCAGGTGCGCGTCGTTCAATAGGCGCATGCGCCGTCGCGTTCTTGCGCTGTCTGCAGTGGGCAACGCGGCAGCGCGAAGCCGATTGACGCACGCCGATATCGCTATCAACAAGCACTGAACATACGAGGACAAGGGACATGGGAATCGAAGACCGTCTGGAGAACTGGAGTCGCGTGGTGCGCGACCCAAGCTGGCAACCGCAGTACTGCGCATCGTGGGCACGCCTGGCCGTTGCCATGCGCGATGCGGAAAGCGGCGCGCCGCAGGCCATCGTCAGCATCGATGTGAACGACGGCTGGCTGGTGGAGCACGCCTGGCAGAAAATTGCTGACCCTGTAGCAAAGCGCTTGCTGCAGTATCACTACGTGCATCGCATGCCGGCAGAGATGGTGTGCCGCATTCTTGTGCGCAAGTACGGCGCGTCGCCGCATACGCTCAAGCACTGGAAGGTGCGGCTTGCGAAGGCGCAGTCGATCATGTCGCACGTCATCGATTCGGAGGTCGCTCGCGCGCAGATGACGAAGGCCGTGCGTGCTGCAGCCAAGGCCGCAGCGGCGGCTCCGATGGCCGCCTGAAAATTTTTCTGATTTTTTTCTTCAGCCCCCTTGCACCGTTTATATCCCCTTCGTATTCTGTTTCCCAGATGTTCGATTGCCCTCGCGGCGTAACCGGTTCAGACCGAGACATGCACCCCACTGGGGTGCATTGACTTACCCAGACGAAGCGCAGACGTAGCGAAGAAAAGCCCGCCACCCAGCGGGCTTTTTTGTTTCTCCGCTTTGCTCACTGATGCACTTGCACGCAACACCTGCCTCGACGTCACTGCACGGTGACCATCCGATCGGGGCCGTTTCAAACCTGGATGCAACTCACTCGATCGATCACGCATTCCTGCGCGCATCGATGAAGGCGCTTGTCTTATGGCAGATCTCTCCGATGTTTCCAATGCACTCGTCACGCTCGTCACCGGCGTGGTTTATCCGAACGGAACCAGCCAGCCGTCGATCACGGGCAATCCGGTGGTGGTCTACAGCGGCTGGCCCAACATGACGCAACTGAAGACCGACCTGCAGGCCAACAAGGCGCACGTCTCGGTCTTTCCGATCACGAGCCATCAACGGCATGCGAACACCGCGTTCTCCGACTGGACCGTGGCCACACCGCCGGCCAACACGCTGGCCTTGAGCGTAACCGCACAAACCGTCATGGTGAACGGCACCGTCAGCACGCCGCAGAACGTTGTGCTGCTCGTGGATGGCCGGGCGTATGCCTACGCCGCGCAGGCCAGCGATACGCCGGCCAGCATCGCGGCGGCGCTCGCTGCGCTGGTGGCGGTCGATCAACCGGCAACGGCTGCTGGCACGTCGATCACCATTCCGAATGCGACGTATATCTCACCGCGCGTGGGTGGCATCGGGACCGTGCAGCGCGAGACGCGCCGGCAAGAGCGCACGTTCCTGATCTCGACGTGGGCGAATGGCGGCGCGCCGCGCGACGTCATTGCCGGCAAGGTCGATTCGGTGCTCTCGGGCATCGTGCGCTTGACGTTACCCGACCAGGGCGCCGCGCTGCGCTACAAGCGCGGCCATCAGCATGACGATCTGACCAATGGCATCTACCGGCGTGACCTGCGGTACGCCGTGGAGTACGCAACCATCGTGACCGACACGGCCTACCAGATTGCGACGGGGGCGGAGAACGTGACGGCCGGTGCCTCGATGGGCGCACAGTTTCCTGTTCGGACCATCGTGCAGTAATCGAAGTCAACCAACCGCGCCGCCCCTAATCATTCGGGCGGTTTTTTATTGCCGGCCGCCTTTGTGCGGCCATTTTGTTTTCTCACTTGGAGGCACGCATGCCGATCGTCCAGCAGGGCAGCATCAATACCACTGCTCTCATCGTTCCGGACCTGTACGTCCAGATTGTTCCGCCGCAGGTCACCCTGCTCAACGGCGTTCCCACCAACGTGCTCGGCGTGGTCGGCACGGCCAGCTGGGGTCCCGTCAATTCGCCGACATTGATCGGCAACATGGCCATGTACGCGCAGACGTTCGGCGCGATCCAGAACCGCACCTACGACATGGGCACTGCGGTGGCCGTGGCAGTGCAACAGGGCGCCAACAACTTCCGCTGCGTGCGCGTGACCGACGGCACCGACACCGCTGCCACGGTGGTCGCCCAGACCAACGGCGTGACGTTCACCGCCAAGTACACGGGCTCGCTGGGCAACACTGTCACGGTGGCGCTGTCGGCGGGCTCGGCAGCCAACACGTGGAAAGTGACCGTGGCCGCGCCCACGCTGGCGCCGGAAGTGTTCGACAACATTGGTGCAGGCCAGACCGGCAATGCGCTGTGGGTGGCGATCGCCAACGCCATCAACAACGGCGTCAGCGTGATGCGCGGCGCTTCGCAAATCATCACTGCCACCGCAGGCGCGAGCACCACCGCCCCGACGGCCGCCACGCTGCAACTGGCGGGCGGTACCGATGGCGCGGCCACCATCACCGGCGCTGTGTTGCTCGGCCAGGACACCGTACCGCGCAAGGGCATGTACGCGCTGCGCAACCAGGGCGTGTCGATCGCCATGCTGGCCGACTGCGCCGATGCGACGACCTGGCCGACGCAGGTGGCGTTTGGCCTGTCCGAAGGCATCTACATGATCGGCACGGGCCCGAGCGGCGACACCATCGCCAACGCCGCGACGGCCAAGAGCACTGCCGGCATTGATTCGTACGCCTTCAAGCTGCTGTTTGGCGATTGGGTGTACTGGCTCGATACCGTCAACGGTGTGACGCGCCTGGTGTCGCCGCAAGGGTTTGTCGCGGGCCTGCTGGCCAACCTGTCCCCGCAGAACAGCAGCCTGAACAAGCAGATCTACGGCGTGGTGGGCACGCAGAAGACGTTCGCGAACCAGAGCTACAGCTCGGCCGAGCTGCAAGCGCTGATCCAGGCGGGCATCGATGTGGTGACGAATCCGGTGCCGGGCGGCGCGTACTTCGGTTGCCGCGCGGGGCACAACACCAGCTCGAACGCGCTCACACAGGGCGACAACTACACGCGCATGACCAACTACATCGCCAGCACGATCAACGCGGGCATGGGCAAGTACGTCGGCCAGCTGCAGTCGGCCACGGTGCGCGCGCAGGCGGCGGCCACGCTGTCGAACTTCCTCAGCTCGATGGAGCAGCAAGGGATGATCGGCGCGGTCAATGGCGGCCCGGCGTTCTCGGTGCAGATCGATGCGAACAACAACCCCATGAACCGCGTGGCGCTGGGTTACATGCAGGCCGACGTGAAGGTGGTCTACCTGTCGGTCATCGAGAAGTTCCTGGTGAACGTGGAAGGCTCGCAAGCCACGGTGATCCGCACTTCGACCGCGAATCAGTAATCCACCTGATACCTGTCAATCAACCTTCTGGCCCCGCATGGCGCGGGGCTTCCTCTTTTGGAGAACGTTATGCCGATTCAAGGCTACTCCGTCGGCCGCGACTACACGCTGGTCATCCAGACCGCAAGCGGCACGCTGCAACCGAACAAGATCACGGCTTTCAAGAGCAAGCAGGACGTGACCGACGTGCGCGTCAAGCGCCTGGACGGCATTACCGACCACGTGCGCTTCTTCGACGGCTGGTCAGGTTCGTTCGACGTAGAGCGCCAGGACGCCACGCTCGACAACTACTTCGCGCAACTCGAAGCGGGCTATTACGCAGGCGTGAACGAAGCCCCCGCGCAGATCTACGAGACGATTCAGGAAGCCAATGGCTCGGTCTCGCAGTTCCGCTATGACGGCGTGCTCATGACCCTGGCCGATGCCGGCAACCGCGCGGGCGATGCCACCATCAAGCAATCCGTCAACTTCGTGGCCTCGCGCCGCATCAAGGTGTCCTGATGACCAACGTGACCATCACTCCGTCTGAACAGATCATCAAGGCCGCCGCGAAAGAAGCAGTGGTCGACGATGCATTGGGCCGCAAGATCACGCTGCGCAAGCCCAGCCCGCTGGCCAATCTGGACTTTGCCAAGGCCGCGGGCGGCAGCGAACTGAACATGCTCTACCTGGCCGAGGTCGCGCACCTGAAGTTCGTCTGCGCGATCGATGGTGATCCGGTGCCGACGCCTGCGTCGGAAGCCCAGTTGCGTGCGCTGTATCAACGCCTGGGCGAAGAAGGCAACGAAGCCGCGCAGCGCGGTGTGGCGGCCACCTTCCTCAACGTTGCCACGTCGGAGTCCGAGCTAAAAAACTCCTGACGAACGGCCCGTTTCACGAGGCGATGTGGCTCGTGCATAACGGTGTTCCGTTCGACGTGGCGTTTTCGCTGGACGACACCATGCGGCAGGCGATGGCCATCAAATGCAGCGAATTCCATGGCGCGGAGTTCGACCTGAGGACGATGTCTTTCAAGGAGCGCGAATGAACCTCTCGTTGACTGAGATGGTGCGTCGCCTGACCGAATTGGAGACGCGGGTGCCGGAGGCGTTGTCGCAGGGGCTGGCTGCAGCCGTTGCGGCAACGGAGCTGGCGGCCCGCGCCAAGGCCGTGGAGAGTGCAGTGGCCGCTGGCATGACCGAAGCGGCGCGCGTGAACGCACTGCGTGATTCCATCGGCAGCGAGGTCAAAGGGTTGGAGGCGGCCATCGGCTCCAACGCAAACCAGGCTGTCGTTCTGGAGCTAGGCAGTGCGCAGACGCCACCGCACCCCTTCCTGGCTGTGGTGGCGAGCGAGCACGCCGACGCGGTGCAAAAGAGCGTGGGCGATGCGGTGACGGCGGCGCTGGAGGGCCGCCCGATCGATCCCACCGCAAACGCGCACACGTGAGATCGGTGGCCTCAACAGACGAACAAGGATTCCTATGAGCCTCGATGCTTACAAGATTGGGATACAGATTGCGTTGGTGGATAACGTTTCGCGTGGGTTGATGACCCTCGCGGGACACTTCAATCGCTTGAATCTGGATGCAGACGCGCTGAAGGCGCGGCTCGACAAGATCGGCAAGATGATTGACGCCGGGGGCGTGCTTTCCGGTGCAGGTGCCAAGGGCTTCAAGATGCTTGACGGCCCGTTGGAGGCCGCCAAGCAGTATCAGACCGAGCTTCAGCGCCTCAGCCAAGTCATGCCAGGCGACGCGATGGCATCTCAGGCGGACAAGTTCGCCAAGAGCCTGAATGTCATGGGGCAGTCGTCCCTCGATAACTTGAAACTGCTGCGTGAAACAACAGCGACGCTTGGTAGCTTTGACCAGGCAAAGTTGGTGATGCCTCAGCTCGCGCAGGCCAAGTCTGGCGTGATGGCGGTCATGGGTTCTGAGGCTGGCGGTAAGTTCGAAGAGAGCGCCCTGTCAGCGCTAAAAACCAAGCAGCTGCAGAGTGCCATTACGAACCCGAATACCGGGTTGATTGCCCCGCAGAGAGTGTCGGATGTGCTGGACTCGATGCGTCAGACCTACGTCGCTACGAATGGAAAGGCGACTTCGGACGACTACGCCAAGTCGATCGCATTACCTCGAACCGCGACGAGCACGTCGGGTGTGGCAAAGCCGAGCATGCAGGCCTTGGAGCTCGAGTACCAAGCCAAGCTTGCCAATCTTCAGATGACGTTAGGTGAGCATATTCTGCCGGTGGCAATTGCTGGTTTGGAGAAGCTCAATGCGTTGCTCCAGAGCGTGACGGAGTTTGCCAAGGAGCATCCCACGCTGACCAAAGTCTTTCTGGGGCTGGCGGGCTTGCTTTCCGTTGTTGCGGTAGGGGCCGGTGTTGCTCTGCAGTTCGGCGCGGCAATCAGTTCGTTGGGGGTGATCTTCCCTGGGGCCATGGCGACGATAGGCGCATCGATGACCACGATGAGTACGGTGATCGGTGTGGCGCTAAGGGCCGGGCTCACTACGGCAATGAGCGCAGTGATGGGCGTGATAGGTGCTATGACGTTGCCGATGATGTTGGCGTTGGCGGCTATCGCGGGCCTGGCGTTCGTGGTCTACAAAAACTGGAACGAGATCAAGCCGAGATTGCTTGGGGCTTTCGAGCTATTGAGAGAGGGAGCCAACTGGCTCTGGACGCACTTGCTTGCGCTTTTCGGGAAGGTCAAAACGGTAGCTGCAGGAGTCTGGGAGTACGTGCAGCCGGTTTTCGACGGGATCAGATCCACGGTTGCGATGCTCTGGGAGTATGTGGCACCAGTTTTCGAAAAAATCAAAGCCGGCGTGCAACAGGCATGGGATTCCATGAGCCAAATGGCGGCCATTCCACTCACACTCGTTCGGACATTCATACAGTATGTTGCGGACGCCGTCCGTGCCTTCGCGCAACGACTCAATCTCGGGGGTGTTGTTGATCGCATCGATACGGCACTCAAGAGCGCGTATACGGATTCCGTTGCTCGTGATCACGCCGCTTCATACTCGAACGAGGGGCATAACCGCAACCTTGTGAGCAACACCGTTAAGCCTGCGGATGCAAGGCCTGTGGCGCTCAAAGGCGATGTAGTCATGGACGGCCGTGCTGTTGGGACGGTGGTATGGAAGCACGCTGACAACCACCTGGCGCGTCCGCAAACCGGGTCCAGTGACTTCAACACTGCCATGCACGTGTCACCATCTGGATATACCACCTATGCCTGATTTTGCTCTCAAACTTGGAAGCTTCCAGTTCAAGGACTTGGAGATTCCTGAAGCCCTCCCTTTTGGCGGAACGCAGAAGCTGGCGGTGCACGAACTTGTAGGCGGCACGCGCGTGATCCATTCCATGGGCGACTTCGAGCGTCCCATCGAGTGGTCGGGCTGGTTGCTTGGCGAGGATGCACTGTCACGTGCACGCGAGCTGGACAACTTGCGTATCGGTGGCCAGCGATTGCTGCTGCAGTGGTCGGAGTTGTACTACTGGGTTGTTGTGCGCGAGTTCAATGCGGACTTTCAGCGCGCCTACAAAATACCGTACAAGATCTCGTGCGAGGTATCGAGCACGGCGGCTAAACCTCAGAGCAGCGATGTGCAAAGCATTGATGGCCAGATCAAGAGTGATGCGGCCGCCCTTGCCGACATGGCAAGCGTGGTCGGCGATGGCACCCTCTCCAGTTTGATCAATTCGGCTAACTCAACAATCACAACGGTAGCGAGTTTTGCCAACGCGGCGCAATCAACGTTGAGCAACGTACTCCAGCAAGTCACGGCCGTGCGTGATCGTGCGCAAGCATTGATGACCTCGGCGAACAACCAGCTGATGACGGTGGCGACGTTGGGTGGCATCTTGCCGAACAACCCGGTGGCACAGCAGGTAGCGAAGCTCAATGGCCAGATCAACTCGGCGTTGAGCTTGCCGGTGTTGGTTCAGCTTGATCGCGTTGCCGGCCGCGTGCAGAAGAACATCACGTCTGTCTATAAAAGCGCCAAGCAGGTGGTGACTGCAGGAGGGGACCTGATGAAGATTGCCGCCAAGGAGTACAACGATGCAATGGCGTGGACAAGCCTGGCGAAGGCCAACCCAGATCTTGCGTGGGACCCACTGGTGCAAGGCATCAGGAACCTCGTGGTGCCGCCCAACAAGGACAGTGCTGGTGGGTTGCCTAAACCATAGCCGATCGTTCTCGTCAACTGGACAGCCCCGCAATGCGGGGCTTTTTTCTTATGAGCCTGAACAAGCTACCTGTGATCCCCGAGGTGCGGCAGCCGCGCTCTATCGTGAAGGTGGGTGGTGAACGCGTGCCGGCCTGTGTGAGCTGGTCAGTCCAGAACAACTCGTATGAGCAGGCGGACACGTTTCAACTCACGTTGGCGGCGAGTGCACTGTCACCTGACCGAGATGCGAATTGGTTTTCCAGCCAACCCGAGCTATTGGTCGAGATTTTCGCCGGGTTTCCATCAAATCCGCTGAAGTATGACGAGTCCAATCTGCTGAGCCTCATCTACGGCCACGTCGATAGCGTTGATTTTGACCCTGCATCGGCTCAACTGACACTGAGCGGGCGCGATCTCACCGCGCTGTTCATTGATGCGACGGTGACGATGCAGTTCCAGAACCAGACCGCGTCTGAGGTGGCGGCCGCCCTTGCGGCTGGGTATGGGTTGCAGATTGCCGGCAGTGACACGGAGCGTCCGGTCGGAAAGTTGTATGCCCACGACAAGGTCGGCATGACCAGCCAGCGCAGCGAGTGGGACTTGCTGACCGCGCTGGCGCGTGCAGAGAGCTTTGTCTGCTACGTGACGGGCAGGACGCTGTATTTCGGCCCTCGCGCCCCCGAGCCGCCAGAACCCTACGAGTTGCGTTGGACTAGCGATGCGCGGGGCATGCCCGCTGCCAACGTGACTAGCCTCCAGCTATCGCGCGATCTGACCATTGCGAAGGGCATCACAGTCGAAGCCCGCTCCTGGAATTTGAAGCAAGGCAAGACCCTGACCGCTCGATACAGCAGCGAGTCCGATGGTGGGCAAGGGCGTAAGCCAACGCGTACTGCGGTGGGTAACGGCTTGGATCAGGCGGGCGTCAAGCGTTTGGCCAAGCAGGTACACGACGAAACGGTTCAGCACGCAATGAAGCTACGCGCTCGCCTGCCTGCGGACCACCTCCTGTGGCAGACCGACACCCTCCGTCTAACAGGCACCGGCACCCGTTTTGACCAGGACTACCTCATCGACAGCATCACCCGCAGCATGAGCCTGAGCGAGGGTTATGTGATGGACATCTCGGCCAAGAACATCAACAAGGGAACGAGCAAATGATCCAACAGCTTCGCAACCAAATGGTGCTCGCCGCGATGATGGCGCAGTCCAATCGCGCCGAGAACCGCATGGGCATCGTTACCAGCTACGACCCGGGTACGGCCTCTGCGCGCGTACGCCTCCAACCTGAAGACCCCGCCGACCCAGCGCGCTCGCTGACCGGCTGGATGCCCGTTGCCTCTGCCTGGGTCGGCAATGGCTGGGGCATCGATGCGCCGGTCAGCCCGGGCGATCAGGTGGAGGTGCAGTTTCTTGGCGGCGACATCGAGAACGGCTACATCTGCGCGCGTTTGTTCAGCGATCAGGCGCGGCCGACCGGCGCGCAGTCGGGCGAGTTCTTCCTGACACACGCGTCGGGCTCCAAGCTGCAATTCCACAACGACGGCACGGTCACGCTCATCAGCGCAGGCACGCTCACCACCCAGGCGCCGCAGTGGAACCACACGGGGCCTGTGCAGATCGACGGTGCGCTGGTGGTTACGCAAACCATCACGGGCCAGGCGGGCATGGCGGTGTCGGGCAACAACGGCACGGGCAACTCGATGAGCATCAGCGGCAATACGCAGTTCAGCGGCCAGGTTTCGGCGAATGGCCACCGGATCGACGACACACACCGCCATACGGGCGTGCAGTCCGGGTCCAGCAACACAGGGAGCGTGGCATGACGCAGCAACTTCTGAACGACGCGAACCACTGGGTGGGCGGCGACATCATGGTGTCGCCCACCGGCGATCTGGGTCTGGCCAGTGCAGACCTGCGAACGCAGCAACGCATCGTGCGGCGCCTCGTCACCAACCCTGGCGACTACATCTTCCACACCGACTACGGCGCAGGCCTGCCGCAGAAGATCGGCGAAACGCTCGACGTGCCGGCGCTGCGCGGGCTGATCCGCTCGCAAATCCTGCAGGAAGCCGGCGTTGCGCAAGACCCCGAGCCGCAGGTGGATGTCGCGGCCATCACCGGTGGTGTGAGCGTGCGCATTCTGTACAGCAGCGCGGTCACACGTGAGCCGGTGTCCCTTCAATTCAATGTGAGCAAGTGATATGTCCATTCAGACGCAAGACTGGGTGACGCTCGTGCGTAACCAGGTGGCGGCTATCCAGGGTTACGCCAAGGTGCTGGTCGACCTGACGGTCGGATCGGTGCTGCGCGCCGTCGTTGAAGCCAACGCGGCGGTCACGGTGTGGCTGCAAGGGTTGATCCTGCAGGTGCTGGCGATCACTCGAGCGGCAACCTCGAGCGGCGCCGATCTCGATACGTGGATGGCCGATTTCGGTTTGACACGCTTGGCCGCCGTGCCGGCCACGGGCAGCGTCACGTTCTCGCGCTTCACCGTCACGCAGCAGGTGCTGGTGCCGGTGACGGCGGTGGTGCAGACGGGCGACGGTACGCAGCAGTTCAACGTGGTGATCGATACGACCAACCCTGCCTACAGCGCCACGCTCGGCGGCTATGTGATTGCAGCCGGTACGGCCAGCGTGAGCGTGCCAGTGCAAGCGGTCACGCCCGGCGCAGCGGGCAATGCGGTGGCGGGCGCTGTGTCCACCATCGTGGGTGCCATCTCGGGCGTGGACACGGTCAGCAACACGGCGGCGTTCGTCAACGGCGCAGATGCCGAGCCCGATACGGCATTCCGATCACGCTTCATCGCTTATGTTGCGAGTCTGTCGAAGGCCACCAAGACGGCCATCGGCTCGGCCATCGCCAGCGTGAAGCAGGGGCTGACATACGTGATTCTGGAGAATCAGACCTACGCCGGGTTGCCGCAGAACGGCACCTTCATCGTGATCGTGGATGACGGTACGGGCGCGCCCACGTCAACACTGCTTGCCAGCGTGAGCAACGCCGTGGATGCCGTGCGCCCGGTGACGAGCACGTTCTATGTGTACGGGCCTGTCGTCGTTAACGCCACGGTCTCCATGAGCATCGCCACCGCTGCGGGCTACACGCACCAGGCCGTCGCGCTGCAAGTGCAGGCGGCCTTGCTGAGCTACATCAACAGCTTGCCTCTGGGCACAGCATTGACGTATTCGCGGCTGGCGCAGGTGGCGTATGACGCGTCGCCTGCAGTTACCAACGTCACGGGCACACTGCTCAACGGCAGCACAGCGGATTTGCTGGCCACCAGCCTGCAGGTCATCAAAGCCACAACCAACTCCATCACGGTGACGTAATGGCAATCGGTGACCAACAAGACATCTTCACCCGCATACGCGGGTATCTGCCGCGCTGGTTTGGTGATGTGGCGCAGTCGCCCGTCCTCAACGGGCTGCTGCAGGGCCTTGCATACAGCGGCGCCTACGTCTACGGCCTGTATGCCTATGCGAGGCAGCAGACGCGCATTCTGACCGCCACTGACGGCTGGCTCGACATGATTGCGGCCGACTTCTTTGGCCTGTCGATCCGGCGCAGGACCGGGCAATCCGACGCATCGTTTCGTGCAAACATCGTCGCCAACCTGTTTCGTGAACGCGGCACGCGCGGCGCCATCATTCGCGTGCTGACCGACCTGACCGGACGTGCCCCGACAATCATCGAACCAAGCCGCCCTGCAGACTGCGGCGCCTACGATGCCCCGAACAGCGGCTACGGCATGGCCGGCGCTTACGGGCGGGTCTCGCTGACGTATCAGGCGTTTGTGCAGGCGTATCGCCCGCTTGGCAGTGGCATCCCGAACGTGGCCGGCTACAGCATCGTCACCACTGGCTACAGCGCGCCGTCGCAAGGCGAATATGTTGATGCGTCGATGAGCAGCAACACCGTGTCTGACGCCGACATCTACGCCGCCATCGAATCGGTGCGGCCCGCCGCCTCGATCATCTGGACGCGCATCAGTTCCTAAGCGCGGACCCACGCGCTTTCCTTACCACCGACAGCCCGGCAAGACGCCGGGCTTTTTTTTTGGAGAACAGTCTTGGATCGTCAGATTGTCTACAGCGGCCAGGTGCCGCAAACCACGGACCTGCTGAACACCAACCGGCAGACCATGATCGCGCTGGCAAAACTGTGCGCGGATCTGTTTGGCACATCCACCGTCATCTCGGGCCTGGGCTGCGTGCCCACCACGCCCGCGTCGATGAGCGTGACCATCAACCCGGGGCAGATCTACCAGCTCGCCAATGTGGACGGCACGCTGTACAGCGCGCTGCCGCAAGACACTGCGCACAGCATCCTGAAGCAAGGCATCTTGCTGGATGCGCAGTCTTTTACTCTCACGGCACCTGCCACGTCCGGCTACAGCCAGAACTACCTGATCCAGGCGGCTTACCTTGAGAGCGACGTCAACAACGTCGTGCTGCCGTACTACAACAGCGCGAACCCGTCGCAGGCATTCAACGGGCCGGGTGGCAGCGGCAATGCGCAGCCGACGACGCGGGCGGGGCAGGTGTCGTTGCAACTCGTGGCCGGCACTGCTGCATCTACCGGCACGCAGACCACGCCCGCTGTAACCGCGGGCTACGTAGGGTTGGCCGTCATCACGGTTGCCAACGGGCAGAGCATGGTTACCAACGCCAGCATCGTCCCGTATCCCAACGTGCCGACGGCACCGACGGGTGGCTTTCTGGCGGCCATCGGCGAGCGCTATTCCAGCATCCAGAACGTCGCCACATCGAGCACGCTCACCACGGCGGCGCTTGGCGCACTGGTGAATGTCACGGCCACCGGCCAGACCATGACGCTGCCGCCCGCAGCCAACTGCCCGAACGGCACGAGCATCTGCGTGACCTATATGCAGGCCAGCGGCTCAACCGCCGTCACGCGCAATGGCGCCGATACGCTCGCGTTCGGCCAGGGCAGCAGCGCCAACAGCCTCACGCTGAATCCCGGTGAGGCGGTGCAGTTTGTGTCGAATGGGGTGAATGGGTGGGTGAGCGCCGGGCAGACGTTGACGACGGGGGTGACGCCTGCGCAGTTTGATAACAGTGGGAAGTTGGCTACGACGGCTTTCGTCAAAACTGCAGGGCTGCAATTTGCCGATTACGTAGGGTACGCCGTCAGTACTACACTCCCCGCCTCAATCTGTGGAAAAACCGTCACGGTCATTGGCAACGGCATCGTGTTGACGTTGCCGTTGCTGTCGTCGGTTCCTCTTGGCGCGACCGTCACCATTCATCCGGCTGGGGCGTCTGGAACGATCGTCCAACGCCAAGGTTCGGACAACATCCTTGGCACTGCTGGTTACACCTCGGCATTTCCCTTGAGTGGAACCGATTCAATCACCCTGATTGCTTCAACGGCTTGCTGGCTCCCAATTTCTGGTTCTAGTCAGGCCCAGTTTTCGTCTCTGTTTGGCGCGTCACTGCAGGGCAACGGCTATCAAAAGCTTCCAAGTGGATTGATTATCCAATGGGGGATGAACCAAGGAACCACAACGTCCTATCAGACGTATTCGTTCCCGATCGCATTTTCGAACAACGTCTTTTCGATGGTCGTGACCACAAACAACGTCACCACGTTATATACCGGCCGGGTCAATGTTCTTTCACCTTCACAATTCCAAATCGGCAACTCCAACGGCCAAGGATCTTGGGCCGCAGACTTTGTTTCCTGGATCGCAATTGGACGCTAGATCATGCACAAAAAATTTGCAGCACACGATCTCCAAGGCCGCATCACTGCCTACTACGACAACATCGACAGCCCCGTCCCCGATGGCATGACCAACGTCATCGAAATCACGCAAGACGAGTGGCTCGCCTGCATCAACCAGCCCGGCTACACGGTTGTCAATGGCGCTTTGGTCGCACCGTTACCACCGACTGCCGAGGCCCTGCTGGCACAAGCAAAAGCGCAGCAAGCCACGAAGGTCAGTACCTCCTGTGCCGCCGCATTGCTTCACGGCTTCACCTCACCCGCCCTCGGCACACCCCACACGTACCCATCCCAAGACGACGACCAACGCAACCTCCAAAGCGCGGTCAGCGCCGCGGTCGCTGCACCGCCAAACTGGACCACGCCCATCTGGTGCGCCAACAACGATGCCTGGTCCTTCACCGCGCACACGGCCGCACAAATCCAGCAAGTCAACGCCGACTGGCTGGCCCACCGCGTCGCCGCGCAGCAGAAGTACGCCGACCTGATCGCCAGGATCAACGCCGCAAACAGTATTGAAGAGGTGCAAGCCATCGACTGGTAAGCACCGCCATCCCAGCAACACAGCCCGCCTTCGCGCGGGCTTTTTCATTTCCGGGGGAACCATGTCTGAACCCATCAGCGGCAGCGCCGTTGCGGGGGTGGCGGGCGCTGCTGCCTTCAAGGCGCTTGGCGGGTTCGCGGCTGTGGCTTTTGCTGCGACTGTGCTCGCCACCATCGTCGTCATGGTGATGACGTTGCCTCGCGCCCGCGGAGAGTGGGCCGTTGCGCTCATCTCCACCGTCATCGCCAGTGTGGGCGGCGGCGCCACCGTCATCCAGTACTTCGGGGTAGCGCATTGGATCGGCTCGGCCAACGGTGCCATGGCACTCGGCGGCATCTACTTTGTCTGCGGCCTGCCTGGCTGGGCGTTCGTGCGCTGGGTCTTCAACTTCATCAACAAGCGGCGCGATGCCGACCTCGCCGAGGTCGTCGACGACGTGCGCGAATCCCTGCACAAGGCAAACCATGGCTGAACCGCTTCTTACTGCGGCGCAACTGCGCGCCGTCATGCCCAGCGCCGGCGGGCGCGCCGATGTGTTCGCCCCCATCCTGGCCGACGTGTTGCTGTTCCGGCAGATCAACACGCCCGCACGCATTGCCGCGTTTCTTGCGCAGGTCGGGCACGAATCCGGGCAACTGCGCTACGTGCGCGAGCTGTGGGGTCCCACGCTTGCGCAGCGCGGCTACGAAGGGCGTGCCGACCTCGGCAATACGCAACCCGGCGACGGCAAGCGCTTTCTTGGCCGCGGCCTTATCCAGATCACGGGCCGTGCCAATTACCGTGCGTGCGGCATCGCATTGGGCCTTGATCTCGAAGCGCAGCCCGAACTGCTCGAGACACCCGCGCACGCCACGGCATCGGCCGCGTGGTTCTGGCTGAACAATGGGCTCAACCGCTTTGCCGATCAGGACAGCGACGCCGCCTTCGTGCAACTGACGCGCCGCGTCAATGGCGGCACGAATGGCCTCGATGATCGGCGTGCACTGTGGTTGCGCGCTCGCGCCGTGCTTGCAGGAGGAACAGCATCATGAGCTTGCTCGACCCGCGCTTTTGGGGTGGCGCGCTCCTGGCTTTGGGACTGGCGTTTGGCCTAGGCTACGGCACCGGAGATCTGCATCGGCTTCAGATCGAGCGATCACATGCGCTGCAAGCCAAGTTGGTCGCTGCACAAACGGAGGTCCGCCAAGCCACGGTGACTGCCCAGGTGAGCGATCGAGCCGCCCAGGCCCAGGCGCGCATCCAGACCGTTTACCGAGACCGCATCCTTTACCGAGACCGCGAGGTACCCCATGAAATCGTTGTGCACGACGATGCTGCTTGCCGTATCCCTGGTCGCTTTGTCGGCATGTGGAACTCCGCCAACCGGGCCGAGCTTCCCAGCGCCGTCGGCCTCCTTGATGAAACCGCCAGTGGCGTTGTCCTCTCTGACGTTGAAGCCCAGCACGAGCGCGAGGCCGAAGCTTTCCACAGCAACGCCCAGCAACTGAAAGACTTGCAGGACTGGGTGATTCAGCAGCAGGAGGCTGCGAAGCCTCAATAGACGCAGATATTGGGTTTGCCTCGCCCATTGACGCTCAATCGATGATGTCGGCGCAGGCGTCAGTGGGCGCGGCCGCCACATGCCCCACCAGCGGCACCATCTTCAGGCCCGCAGATGCCACGCGGCACGGCGCGGCCACGACGCCGCAGCCGGAAAGAAGAGCAGCACCAAGCAGGGACACAGCGAGCAGAAGGTGTTTCATCGTGGATGGGTTTGAAAGCGAATGCCGGGCAGTGTGACACAGAGTCTTTCGCCAACCTGTGCGCGTTTGTATCGGGAAATGGCAATCTGTGTGGGTCTCAAAACCATGACGCGATGCGTCAGAGCGCAACAATAAAACGCGTTCGAAAGCCGCACAACGCTGACTTTGGGTGAAAAAGTCACATTCTCATTTTGCGCAAATTAACCCGCCAACCTTTGCTGTAGGCCGCAAAACCACTGTTGATGCGGGTTTTCCCGTAATTTCACATATCGCAACAATAAATTGTCTGTCGCGACATTTATTGTCTGAACAGGCTCGCCTACGATGACTCCATCGAATGCGGCGCCGCAGCGAAAAAGAAGACCCGGGAAATGCCTGGATCACCTGCCCGACGCGCTGCGCCCATCTGGAGAAGACATCATGAAAGCCCAACGTACTCTGATTGCTGCCCTGATCGCCCTGGCAAGTGTGCCGGCCCTGGCCGCAGCCAAGTTTGACGTGTACACGCAAGGTGCTGCGCAAGTCAGCCAACGTTTCGACGTGTACTCGGACGGCGCCAAGGCTGGCGACAAGTTCGATCCGTACACGCAAGGCGCCAAGGCTGGCGACAAGTTCGACCCGTACACCCAAGGCGCCAAGGCTGGCGACAAGTTCGACCCGTACACCGAGGGCGCCCTGGCCCGTGCCGGCAAGTTCGATACCTATACCGAAGGCGCCAAGGCTGGCAGCAAGTTTGATCCGTACACCGAAGGCGCCCTGGCCCGTGCCGGCAAGTTCGATACCTACACTGAAGGTGCCAAGGCCGGTAGCAAGTTTGACCCGTACACCGAAGGCGCCGTGGCCTGA